AGGTGATCGAAGAACCGCATCTCGGCCGCCTGATGGAAAAAATCGGCCGCCCCGTAAAACCGGCGAGCGAGAGGTTGGAGTTTGGCCGCCCCGCCTCTCCGCCCGCCGATACCCCCGTCACCCAAGAAGATGAAGGAGCGTCCTGACCATGACCGGTTCCTGGAACGATTACAACGACGCCGACTCCCAGACGTCCTACGACCTGATCCCCAAGGGCACCATCGTGCCGGTCAGGATAACCCTCAAGCCGGGCGGCTACGATGACCCGGCCCAGGGCTGGACCGGCGGCTATGCCACCCACAACGAGACCACCGGGTCGGTCTATCTGAATGCCGAGTTCGTGCTTCTCGAAGGCGCCTACGCCCGGCGCAAGGTCTGGAGCCTGATCGGTCTCCTGAGCCTCAAGGGCCCGGAGTGGGGCAACATGGGCCGCTCCTTCGTGCGGGGCATCCTGAACTCTGCTCGCGGACTGTCGGACAAGGACAACTCGCCCCAGGCCCAGACGGCGCGACGCATCAACGGGTTCGCCGATCTCGATGGCATCGAGTTTCTGGCCAAGATCGACGTCGGTAAGGACCAGAACGGCGACGCCAAGAACGAGATCCGCTTCGCCGTCACACCCAATCACAAGGACTGGGAGACCTATAGCCAGTCCGGCGGCACCTGGAAGACCGACGGTGTCCCGGCTACCGCCTCGGCGCCTGCCCCTGGTGCCACGACATCCGCGCCCGACGCGCAGCCGACGGGTGCTCCGAACCGCCCAGCCTGGGCGCAGTAGTAGGGCGTATCCATGTTGCTCCGCCCGCGCCAGAAGACCTTCGTCGAGCGCAGCGTGCGCGCGCTCGACGAACACGGCAACACCCTGGGTGTCGCGCCGACCGGCGCCGGCAAGACGATCATGCTTTCGGGCGTGGTCGGCCGGATGCTGGCGGAAAACGATGCAAAGGCCTGCGTGTTGGCGCATCGCGACGAGTTGACGGCTCAGAACGTGCTCAAGTTCGCCAAGGTCAACCCCGCCATCAGCACCTCTATCGTCGATTCCCGCACGAAGTCGTGGCGGGGAAGGACGGCCTTTGCCATGGTGCCGACCCTGGCCCGCAAGGCGAATCTCGACGCCATGCCGGCGCTCGATCTGCTGGTCGTCGACGAGGCCCATCACGTGGCCGCCGACAGCTATCGGCGGATTATCGACCGAGCCCAGGACCGTAATCCGGATGTTCGGGTATTCGGTGTCACCGCCACGCCCAACCGAGGCGACAAGAAGGGGCTGCGTCCGGTCTTCTCCAACGTGGCCGACCAGATCTCCATCGGCGAGCTGATTGCATCGGGTCATCTCGTGCCGCCGCGCACCTTCGTCATCGACGTCGGCACCCAGGAAGCCCTCAAGAGTGTCCGCAAGACCGTCGACGACTTCGACATGAAAGCGGTCGACGCCATCATGAACACGGCGCCCATCACCGAGGCGGTGATCCGCCACTGGCGGGAAAAGGCCGGCGATCGGCAGACCGTCGTCTTCTGCTCCACCGTCGATCATGCCCGTAACGTTCGAGACGCCTTCGTTGCCGACGGCATCCGGGCCGAGATGGTCTGGGGCGACATGCCGACGGCCGAACGGCGCTCGGTGCTGCGGTCTTTCGAGAAAGGCGACACCCAGGTCATCGTCAACGTGGCGGTGCTGACCGAAGGCTGGGATCACCAGCCGACCAGCTGCGTCGTTCTGCTCAGGCCGTCCTCCTACAAATCGACCATGATCCAGATGGTGGGACGGGGCTTGAGAACCGTGGAGCCGGAGGTCTTTCCGGGCGTGGTCAAGACCGACTGTATCGTGCTCGATTTCGGCACCTCGTCCCTGCTGCACGGTTGCCTCGAACAGGATGTCAACCTCGACGGCAAGACCGGTGACGGCCAAGCGCCGACCAAGGACTGCCCGGAATGCGGCGCCATCGTCCCTTTGGCGGCCATGGAATGCCCGCTTTGCGGCTACCTGTGGGAGACGTTTGGAGACGGCGACGGCGAGCCCGATCAGCTCACCGATTTCGTCATGTCGGAGATCGATCTTCTGAAGCGCTCCAGCTTCCGCTGGTGCGATCTGTTCGGAGACGACGCGGCCCTGGTCGCCAATGGCTTCAACGCCTGGGGAGGCATCTTCTTCCTGCACGGGCGTTGGCATGCCCTCGGCGGTGGCAAGGGCCAGCGCGCCCGGCTCCTGAGCGTTGGCGAGAGGACCGTGTGCCTGGCGGCGGCCGACGACTGGCTCAACGAGAACGAAACCGACGAAAGCGCCCACAAGACCAAGCGCTGGTTGAACCAGGCGGCCACCGACAAGCAGCTTCAGTATCTGCCCCCGGAATATCGCCAGGACTTTGGCCTGACGCGTTATCAGGCCTCGGCGTTGCTGACCTTCACGTTCAACAAGGGCGCGATCACCAATCTGGTGACGTCGGCTTCCAACGATGAACGGAGGGCGGCATGAGCCATGGCGACCATCTCCGAAACCGCCGCCGCGCGACTGCGGCTATGGCATCCGCGAGGGAAACTCTGTGCCGTCTGTCGGCGTCCAACCCGTGGCTTTGGCTGGTTCGATCCTGTGCGTTCGAAACGTCCGCGACGATCCCGTTGGTTCTGTTCCATGAATTGCCAAGGCTTCTGGTCGCGTTTGGCGAAGGAGCGCTGGGGCATGGTTGACCTGACCGAACAGGAACAGGCGGCGATCCGCGCCGCCATGAAGCCGGTGGCCGAGATCATGGAGGAGATCGGCTGGGAGACCCGGCTGATCGACTTCACCGAGGCCCAGGTGTTCACCCTGATCGAAGTCGCCGTCGGTGGCTTCCAGGACGCCATGCACGCCACCGCCAAAGGCGAGGACTTGGGAGTCCCTTTCTGATGCTGGACTTCAATCACTCGGCCAGCTTCGCCGATCGGATGAACGCGTTGATCGACAACGCCCTCGTCACCGAAAACCAGGCCCAACCATCTCGCCCGTACCTCGGCGGCTCTCGCCTGGGAGTTGCCTGTGAGCGCGCTCTGCAGTTCGAATATGCCGACGCGCCGAAGGATGACGGCCGCGACTTCGACGGCCGGACGCTGCGCATCTTTGCCGCCGGGCACGTCTTCGAGGATCTGGCCATCGGCTGGCTGCGTCGGGCCGGGTTCGATCTCTACACCACCAAGGGCAATCGGCCGAATGGCGAGCAGTTCGGGTTCTCGGTTGCCGGCGGCCATATCCGCGGCCATGTGGACGGCATCATCAATGCCGGTCCCGTGTTGCCTGGCTTCCCGGCGCTGTGGGAATGCAAATCGCTGAACTCCAAATCCTGGAAGGACACGGCGAAGCGCGGCGTCGCGATCTCCAAGCCCGTTTATGCGGCGCAGATCGCCGTCTATCAGGCCTACATGGAAGCGACGGTGCCGGGCATCTCGGCGAACCCGGCCTTGTTCACCGCCGTCAACAAGGACACGGCGGAACTTCATCACGAATTGGTGCCCTTTGACGGTGCCTTGGCTCAAGCCGCGAGCGACAAGGCGGTGCGCATCATACAGGCGACCGAGGCGGGAGAACTGCTGCCCCGTATCGCTCAATCCGCCGACTTCCATGAATGCCGCTTTTGCTCCTGGTCCGACCGCTGTTGGAGGAGCGGAGCATGAGCGGTGACGTGGTGAACCTGGACCGTTGGCGTGACTTCAACGATGCCGAGCCGCAGCGCCTTGACGGAACCCGACCGTGGGGTGACGCCGAGAGCACCGAGGACATCAAATCCCGCATGCTCGTGAACATTCGTGGCGTGCTCTCCTATCTGCTGCCGGGTGGCGTGTTTCAGGGCACCAAATTCCTGGTCGGCGACGTTCACGGCAATCGCGGTGACAGCCTGACGGTAGAGCTCGCCGGTCCCAAGGCCGGCATGTGGCACGACTTCGCCACCAAGGAGGGCGGCGACATCATCGGCTTGTGGGCGGCGGTGACCGGACGCGACACCCGGACCGAGTTCCCGGTCATCATGGATGACATCCGCGAATGGCTCGATGGCCGCAGCAGGACCCTGCATGACGACCGGGCCGACAAGGCCCCGATCAAAGCCCTTCCCTCCGATGATCTCGGTCCGGCAACGGCCAAATGGGATTACCAAGACGAAGAAGGCCTTTTGCTGGCCTGCGTCTATCGATACGACCCGCCCGGCGGTAAGCAGTTCCGCCCCTGGGACGTCCGGGCCCGCAAGATGAAGGCCCCGGACCCACGCCCGCTCTACAACCGGCCCGGCATCAAGGATGCCGACGAGGTCGTCCTGGTCGAAGGCGAGAAAGCCGCGGTTGCCCTGATTGGCCAGGGCGTCTCAGCCACCACGGC